GAACATCAAAGTATCTGAAATACTGATTACCGATTGCACCATAGGCACTATTCAATGAAAGTTTTCTTGCCAACTGAATGTTATGATTCTTTGAAATCTCATACTCATACTTCTTATCGCCAGTCTTTTGAAACATCTTCTGTGCTTCAATCATCTTCTTTTTATAAACAACTCGTTCTTGATATAGAGTGTCCATGATTTCAGGAAGAAAACCTCGTTTGTCAGTTCGAAACTGAGCGCCGTTTGGCGTTATAGTTCGACCATCAAGGTCAGACAAATCAGACTTTTGATTTAACATGTTTTCAACATTGACACGATTAGGTTCAAACCCAACCATCGTTTCTGGCGATATGTTATACTGCATAATCAAATGTGGATATAGACTGTTCAAGTCAAAACTACAAATCCAATCATGAAAACCAACAACAGGGTCTTTCACATAAGCGCCTTCATAACCATTAGATGTTTTTGATTCTTGTATGGCTGGCGGCACAATATTCTTTGAACGCAAGTGATGATAGATAATACAATCCCATATTCTTACTTGACCGAATACATCTTGATAGTTGACTTTTGCCTCATACGCCATAGTCAAATGCAAGGCAATCAGTTGCAGTTTATCTTCTAACTTATCAACAAGTTCAACATCTTGAATATTGTATTCAACAAACTTTTGATAGTCGTTAGCATAGAACTCTTTGAAAGTATCATACGGATTCTCGTTCTTGTTTTCGCCAAGTTCAACTTCGCCGATATAATCTAGTTTGTAACTCTCTCGCCTGACAAATGTAAACTTACGATACAGGTCAAGATAGTCAAGCGTGTCAACGCCCATTATATTCCACACTTGTTGTTCTCTCGAAGCAAACAAAACGGCTGCAGAACGCTGTTCAACAACGCCCCAAGGACTGAATTGATTAATCCATTCATCACCCATAAGATAACGAAAACGATTCATCAGATAAGGTATATCAAAGAACTTTACATTCCAACCAGTGATGATGTCGGGATTGTATTCAACCCAAAACTTAGTGAATGTTTCAACGAGATGAGTTTCAGACGAGCAGTTAATGTATTGAACATCTTCTCGGTCATTGACGAAGTTGCCCATGCCGAACACAATAATCTTTTTAGTTGTGTAGTCTTTTACTGTAATACAGATTAGAGGCTGGTCTGCTTTCTCTGGATTAGGAAAGCCATTCTCACTCTCACACTCAATATCAAGTGAAAGCATTTTGATTTGATTCATATCCCAATCTATCTTGCCCTTAAACTCCTCGGCGATAAATGGATATTGATGTCTTGTGTTGCCAAAGTATTCGAAGTTAGTAACATGCTTATACTCGTTCACCCACTTTGTTGCTTCGGGCATACTGTCGAACTTTATCTTTTCAACATAACGACCATCTAAAGTTTTATACTTTGTTTCTTTGCCTACTGGGACAAAAAGTGAGGGCTTGTAGTTAATTCTATATTTCTTTTGAGTGCCATCTTTATCAACACCACGAACTAACAACCGCCCCCTGTAAGGAAGTACACTTGTGTAGAACTTCATTAATTATATTTGAGTATTGTTGAAGTGTGAGTTTATTGCTTGAATTTTATCTTCAGCATCTGCTATCTTAGCAACTAGTTTATCCATTTCTTCTATGTGTTGAGGGTGTTCACCTATCGCAACAGGGTTGTCAAAATAAACTACTAGCGTAGCAAACGCACTTGCAACTTCTGATTCGTATTGCTTAATTAGTGCTTTGAATAATGGGTTTTGAGTTTGATGATTTTGTGCCATTTGTTTCTCCTTTTCATGATTTAGTATAGACTATTATACAGTAGTCTGATTGATTTGTCAAGCGATTAGACAAATTATTTTTTGAATTTACTGATATTAATTCCTTCTGAGTCGTTGCCATCACTTCTTTCAATCCAATCAGAAAGAACAAACTTTCTATTTGGGTTTACATTTACTTTAAATCTAGTCAATAAATCTCTATTAACAAGAAATGTACTTCTTGAATCTTTTGTTGTTAATCCTATTGGCACATCTTTATAAAATTTATTATTAAAAGTTAAATCTACAAAAACAATTGGTCTGTCATCTACATCACCCATTCTAGTTGCCTGAGATTCGCCTTCTAATTTACTTGTGAATTTCTTGCCGTCTTTTTCCCACTTGACAGTTTTATTTGATACATCTATTTTGTCAACATGAAACATTGAGGCCGTAGTTCCATTTCCTGTATCAAACTTTGCCCGAACAGGTCCGTAACCATCAATGCTAATTCTTTCATGAAATCCTGACTCTTTAGTAAATGAGTATTTTCTATGAACATCTTGACTAATATAATCAAACACTTCTTTCATTATCTTTTCTGGTTTAGTTTCTCCAATATATGATTTCTCAGCAAAGGCTGTATTATATAATCCAAACTTTGAACCAAGACCAGGAGAACCATTACATTCTAGAACATAATATTCACCATCAACGATTGCATGGTCAACGCCAACCATATATGCACCAACAGAACGAGCGGCATCTAAGACTAACTTGTGTTCATCTTTCGATAACTTATAAGCTTCGGTAGTTGCTTCTCTGTGTTTGTTAGAACGAAAATCTTTTTTAGCGCTAGTTCTTTTTGTAGACGCCACAACTTTACCATTCATCACAATTGTACGAATGTCAAAATCAAATTTCATAAACTCTTGAAGTAGAAGTGCAGCACCAAACTTCCAAAGTGATTGTGCTACTGAAACCATACTCTTTTCAGACTCAACGATTGACACACCGATACCTTGAGTACCTGTAAGTGTTTTCATAATCACAGGATATTTACCACCCAGTCTTTCGTGGGCGTGTAGTAATCCTTTTTCGGTTGATATAAGAGCAGTTCTTGGAGTAGGTATATTATCTCTTTCAAAAGAAATATAGGCAGACATTTTATTATCACATGTCAACATACCATCTCTAGTGTTTATCATAAACGCACCAGCATTTTCAAATGTTGAGAGTAATGCAAGACCAGTTTCATCTTCAAGAACGCCAGCACGAACAAAACAAATTGTATTTGCCAGTTCAAATTCTACTTCGGTATCTTCGCCATCAATGTTTGAAACAAGTAGTGTGCCTTTGTCTAAGTCATTTTTTGAAACCCACGCTTCTTGTGTATTAACAATATGACAAGGAATATTTCGTTTCTCACACTCCTTTAGTATCATATTGCTAACAACACCTTTGCTGGTAGCATTGACTTTAGTTAAGACAGCGACATGTATCTTGCTTCTTTGAACTTTCTCGGTAATGAAATCTCTAAACTTCGGCGCCTTCGTCATCTACTTTTTTACCTATGTTGTATTTTGCTTGTAAGTCCCAGTCGCTCTTATCTTTGAACGCAAGAACTTTAATCTGTGATAGAGGTGCCTTGTTTTCAGCATTCTCTTTGTTTAGTATAGTAATCAAACCCCAATCACTCAATAACTGAGCAATAGTATTTCTTCTTTCAAGGTCATTCTCAGAGAAGTTAGAAAACTTGCCGTCTAAGGCAAACAACTCTTTGAAATGCACTATGAAATATCTTCCTTGTTTGTGTAGAATATGGCATGATTGGAATAACTTCTTGTCTTTCCTCGAGGCAACGCCAATTCTTGTTAGGGTTTCTCGAACCTTTAAGAAATCATCTGGCTCTTTTAACTGTACTTCTAGCATCTTCTCAGGATGCCAACTATTATCTAGTTCATTCATTTTGTCCCACCTTTGTATAGACTATCTTTAATTAATTTCAATTGTTCTTTGGTGAGTATATCGAGAGCAGTCTTGGCCTTTTCATTACTATAACCATAATACTCTTTCACACACTCAATGTCTTTAATCTTACTAGCTCTCAGAAAAGGAGTAAACCGTTTCTTAGTTCTAATACTATTTAGTAGAAATTGAAATTGCATATCTCTATCAAGAAAATGATTTCTATTCATTTCATTGGTGAGCATGATGGTGTCTGAGAAACCAGACAGGACTTTGTTGACCATAAATGCAGGGTACTTCTTTTCCCACATTACATCATCAGAGTCCATTAGGTTCTTTTTGGTGTGATTTATCGCCGGCAGATAATCTTTAAATAAATCGTACATTACTTAAACTTAACTTGCGACATTATTTCAGTTAAACATGCGACTAGATTAATCTCTTGGTCTGCTACGAAGGCAGACTTGTATTGATAGTCAGCAATAATTAGAATCGCATGAGGTATTGTTTCAGGTTGTAAAGTTGTATTCAGACTATCATATATCTTTCTAAAGATTTTAACAGGGTC